GATGGGGTTCCAGCAGCGGGACAAGTACGAAAAGCTTTTCGGCAAGGATGGGTTCCAGACCTACATCAACGCGGTCGCAAATCACTCTGGCCAGGAAGTCGACTGGAAGGGTGATTTCTTTGGTTCGGCCGTTCGCCTCGCCGACAACACGCACCTTTTCGCCGACAAGATGCCCGAGGTGTTGTTCGACTCCAAGATCGCCGTCGAGTCGATGGTCAAGATCCGCATGGCCCTCGACCTGGTCCCGCCGACCGAGGAATACGAGGAGGTGAACAAGAAGACCGGCGAGAAGGAAAAGAAGCTGCGCCGGAGCGCCGAGGAAAAAGCCAAGGTCAAGAGCATGATCGGCGGCGTAAAACAAACCCTCATGGCCCAGATCGAGAAGCGCACAGACCTGCCCGCCGAGACCAAGCACGCCCTGCTCAAAGCAGCGCGCGAGGTGGGCGAGATGACGCCCAAGTTCTTGGTCGGGCGCTTGGCTGGCCGGAACCCTCAGTTCAACTTCGACGGCAGCGACATGAAGGTGACGATCGAGCAGTCCGACGTTCGTAACACGATCGGGAAAGTGTTCGGCGACGACGACGCAGACAAGCAGTTCACCAAGCTGCTAGAGGACTACGGCGTGACGCCCAAGGCCGCGCTCGACAAGAAGCCCCCACCCCCCGGAGCCCACATCGGCAAAGAGGACGCGGGGATCGAGTTCATCTGGACGCCCCCGACGAACCAGCAACACGCAGAGCGCCGCCACGCCGACGAGATGGCCGCCGTCAAAGGCGACTTCGACAAGATCAAGGGCCTGGCGGACGGCACCGAGCGCGACAAGGCTCTCGGCGCCTTCTTTGGCACCGACGTGGCCAAGTCGCTGGCCTACCTGCTCGCGCAAGCGCCGCTCGAGGACTGGCTGTCGAAGTCAGACCAGAAGGCGACAATCTCAAAGTCTGAACGATGCGACGACGGTGACGAGTTGCGCAAGAAAGAAGCGCTCGTCGGCGGTGAGGGCGACGGGAAAAAGCCGTCTGACTTCGATCCCAAAGACCTCGAAACCGGCCGCAAGGTCGAGGCCGAGCACACCAAGGACCCGAAGGTGGCGACCGAGATCGCCCAAGACCATCTGACCGAGGACAAGGACTACTACCGAAAGCTGGCAGACATGGAAGCAAAGAAATCGCAACGCCCGATCCGGGCTCGCATCGGCATCGGAGACGCCTACGCCGAGATCGGTGCCGACGAGGAAATCTCAAAGGCGCTCGAGGCCGGTGACGGTCTGCACATCGGCGTGCAGCCGACCAACATGCGGCCCCCGATCTCTAAGGGGACCATCTACCAGGGCGAGATGATCCAGCCGAACCAGGGCGACGACCGGACGAACCATTGCCGCGCCGAGATTGAGGCCGAGATCATCGAAGACGACCCGGCCGGTTTCGGCGGCAACGGCGGACTGGCCGAGTGGTGGCGCGATGTCTGGAAGCCTCCGCAAAGCCCCAACGTTGTGAAGTCGGACCCCGGAGAAACCGAAGTGATCGACGACAGCGATCCGATCGTCCGCTCCGCTTTCACCAAACGCGACTACTAGCCAGCGAGGCCCACCATGGCGTGGCGTGACAGATTGATCGGCCGTGCGTCTGACGCGCTTGGCGGGGCTCTTTCGATGGTCGGCGAGATGGCCGCCCAGAGCTTTGAAAAGGCGAAACGGGAGACTGGCGCGGCTGGTCTTCCCGTGAATGCAGACGGGCAGCAAAACCTCCCGCCTGGTTTGCCCGAGCCGGCTGACGAGGCCGCCAAGGCGCTACTCACCGACCCGTTCAGCGTGATCGACCAGCTCGGCTACAAGGACCGGCCGAGCGGTATCACCTATCAGACTCTCGACGAGATGGCGCGGCGCGTCCCGGTCTTCAACGCGATCGTACAGACCAGGATCCAGCAAGTCGCCAACTTCGCCATCCCGCAGCAGCAGGATCGCGAGCCTGGGTTCCAGGTGAAACTGCGCGAACAGGAAGCCAACGCGACAAAGGCGTCGAAGAAACGCGCCAACGAGCTAGAGCAATGGATGCTCTACACCGGCTCGACGCGCATGTTCGGCAAAGACAGCTTGGAAGTGTTTTTCACCAAGTTGATCCGCGACAGCCTGATCTACGACCAAGCGACGTTCGAGGTGGTTGACAACGCCAAGGGCGAGCCCTCCGACTTCTACGCCATCGACGCCGCCACGATCCGGATCGCCGACGTTCCTTTGCACGCCGACCTCGACGACGATCCCGAGCGCGCCAGATTTGTCCAGATCTACGACGAGGTTGTGATCGCCGAGTTTGCCGCGCACGAGCTCTGTTTTGGCATCCGAAACCCGCGCACCGGGATCCGCTTGAACGGCTATGGGTACTCCGAGCTAGAAATGCTGCTCAACGTAGTCACCGCGCTTCTGTGGAGCTTCGAGTACAACAAGAGATTTTTCAGCCAGGGCAGTACCACCAAGGGCATCTTGAACTTCCGCGGCAGCATGCCTGTCAAGCAGCTCGACGCCTTTCGGCGCTACTGGTACCAGCTCGTGACCGGCGTAGCGAACGCCTGGCGCACGCCGATCACCAACGCCGAGGAACTGCAATACATCAACCTGCACTCCACGAATCGGGACATGGAGTACAGCGCGTGGAATGACTTCCTGATCAAGCTGACCTGCGGGACATGCCTATTCGACCCGAGCGAGATCGGCATCGATTACGGCAACCAGGGGCAGTCGCAGCAGATGTTCCAGGCGCCCGCCGAGTCGCGGATCAAGTCGAGCAAGGACAAGGGCCTTCGCCCGATCTTGCGGCGCCTATCCGACTGGATGAACCACTACTTGATCTGGCGTCTCGACGAGGATTTCGAGATCGTGTTCACGGGGATGGACCCGCGCTCAAGCGACCAGATCGCCGACCTCCAGAAAAAACAGGTTTCGTATCTGAAGACGGTCGACGAGATCCGCGCCGAAGACGATATGGCTCCGATGAGAGATGGCAAGGGCGAGGTGATCCTCGACCCGACGTGGCTGCAATTCTCGCAGGCGAAGGATATGGAAGCGCAGCAAGCCGAGGGCGGTGGATTCGACCAGTACGGCGACCAGGGTGGAGAGATGCCACCACCCGACCAGGAACCCGAGCAAGCTCCAGAGCAGGAAGCCGCACCGGAAAAAGGCGGCTGGGATGACTTGATGAGCCAGTTCGACCAGTTGCCCGAGACGGCGCGAGACAAAGACGACGCCGCAGAGAAGTCGCTCCGCAAGGGCCTCGTGACCGAGACCAGGCGCAACGGCACGATCACCTACAGCATCGAAATCGAGGACTGATCATGGCGAGCAAGTTTCGCGTCAAGCACTCCATTAGTATCCTGGCTTCGCTCGACGACGCCGAAAAGAAGATCGGATTCCAGCGCGCTGGCGACTCGATCATCCAGACGATCCGAGAAGACCTCGAGGTTGGCAAGGCGGACACCCGCGTGATCGACGAGTCGACGGTCGATGAGGCACTCGAGCTGGGGGGCGTTACGACGGCTGCGCTTCTCTACATCGAGACCGACCAAGAGCTTCTGATCAAGATCAACGGCGGAACCGAGGAGTTCAAGCTGTCGCCGACGACCGGCTACAACGCCAAGTTGTTCTGGGAAGGCGAGTTCACGGCGCTGTCGGTGAGCAACGTATCCCTGACAACCAAGGCGAACATCACCTATCTCGTCGCCGGCGTCTGATGCGAGTAACGATCGAGCTACGGCCCGGCGAGGAGCCGCTCAGTCGCGCGCAGCTTGCGGAGATCGCAAGCCGTGTACGCTTGCGCAAGGCGTCCGCCAAGGCATCAGATCGGGAGCCGCGCAAGATGGACCTCGAAGCGCTCCAGGGCTCCATAGACCGGTCAAGGGTGGTGGTCGAGGCCGTTCGCCGTCGAATGGTCGCGAAGCTCGAGCGCGTGATCGAAGGTGGCTGAATGTTCCTGACCGCCAAGCAGATCGATGAGCTTCGCAAGATCGTCCGAGACGCCTCGGCCGCGGTGGCCATCGGTACGGCAGGCATGGAAGTCGCGCCGGAGGAGCTCGCCCGGCTGGTCGACGAGGGCTACATCCAGCTCGAGGAGCTGGAAAACCTGGTCATGGATTCGTTCGAGTTTGGCCGGATCATGGCCGAGCTGCCCGTCGCCGCGCAGATGACCTATCCGCAGCTCAAGACGCACCTGGCGCATAACCCCGTCGAGCTGACCGAGCGCGAGTTGCTCGCCTATGACCAGGCCGTCGAGCGAGCGGGGCAGTTCTGCGTCGGTCTCGGTACGCGGTACTCCGGCGAGGTGGGCGAACGAGTGATCAAGCTCAGCGACGAGCTGGCCGCGGAGTTTCGTGAGGGGATCGAGACCGCGGCCGGCCGCGCCATCGCGAGCCGTGCTGGCGTCGGTCGGCTGACCACCCGGTTGCGGCAGATGTCGGAGGACTGGGCGCGCGACTGGGGACGGATCGCCTCGACCGAGAGCCAGTTCGCGCACGAACACGGGAAACTCGTCGCAACGATGGAGCGCCACGGCCGCGAAGTCATGATGGCGAAGGTCCCCGAGCCAAGCGCGTGCGACGACTGCAAGCGCCTCTACCTCGGCCCTGATGGACTACCTATCGTGATGCCGGCGTCATGGTGGGAGGGCAACGGCGTTTCAAACGTGGGTCTCAAGCGCGCCGACTGGCGACCTGTATTGGGCGCAGTCCATCCTTGGTGCCGATGTAGACTGGTTCGCGTGCCCGCCGGCATGACCTTCGATGAGGGCTGGGATCTGGTTCCGATCGAAGATGAGGCCGACGACGCCATTGCGCGAACGCCCGTTCAGGTTGAGCTCGAGGAGCCCGAGGCCGAGCAGATCGTGGCGAAGTCTCGCAAGCTGCACGGCCGCAGAAACTGGAACGGCCTAGAGCTCTCGATCGAGAATCGGAAGGGCAGCACGCGGCACTGGTACGACGTGGCGGCCAAGCGCGAGGGAACCACTACGATGAAGTGGCCCTACGGCTACATCCGGAGAACGGAGGCCGCAGACGGCGAGCACGTTGATTGCTACGTCGGCCCCGACGACGCGGCCAAGTTCGTCTACGTCGTGCATCAGCTCGCGGCGCCCGAGTTCAAGAGCTACGACGAAGACAAGGTGATGCTCGGGTTCCCCTCGAGGGCCGAAGCCAAGCGAGCCTACCTCGACCACTTCGACCACGAGAAGGGGTTTGGCGGCATGACCGCCATCATCTCTGCTGAGTTTGTCGATCGCGTGAAGGCCGGAGAGTATCGGGACGGGGCCAAGATCGAGAAGGCCGAGCAGATCGGATTCGACTTCTCCGCGCCGGCCAAGGCCAAGCCGCAGCCAAGGCTGAAGGTCTCGAGGGGCGGCCCCTTCATTGGCCCGCGGGGCGGAAAATGGGCCGATCCACAGCACACCATCCACTGGGAGCCGCAGACGCTCAGCGACGGCTACCGCGGCACTGCGTTGAAGCCTGGCATGGCACTTGAGGCCGCCGAGGATGCGATCCGCGGTCTCAAGGTCGAGCACGCTGCGGTGTTCATGGCTGGACGGCTGATCCATCGCGTGAAGGGGAAAAAGCACACGGTGCCCGTGACTGCCGAACTTGCCAGCAAGATCAAGAGGGACGGCGGGGCGGTCTTTACTCACAACCACCCGAGCGGATCGCCGTTCAGTCCAGACGACCTCGCATTGGCGATCAACTGCGACATTGCCGAAATTCGCGCCGTGTTGCCCAACGGTGGCCACTGGTCACTCAAGCGCCCCGGACCCACATGGGATGTGCCGTTCGAGGATATCCCAAACATCCGAACGGTTGCTCGAGCGCTCAACCACGTCGGGAGTCGCGCCCACTACGCTGCTTGCGATACGATCGACTCCGAAATCAGGGCCGCCGGCGGCACTCCCGGCGATCCTACATCGCCAGCGTTTTCTTTCGACCGCTGGATCGAGATCTTGAATG